GCATAATCATATTGTATAGTGTATCACATTTGTCTTGTAAAGACAACGCTGTTGCAGTTGCTTGTGTTGCTTCTTCTTTGGTTGTTTGAACTGCATCAAGCTCATCAGCATCCATTGCTGTAAAGCCAAAATCAAAATCAAAACTTTTATTTACCATCAGAAAAAATCCTCCAGTGTTGCACCACCACGTTCCAGTCTCCATTGGATTGTTTCAGCAATCGTTCTCATTGGTTCCAAAAAGCTCTTTTCAAATTGCATCTGGTAGTCTATGTATGGATGGATATCCAATTGTCTCGGTAAACTATTAACAGCAGCAATTACATTTTCTCTAGCTGGGTTTGGTAGTGTTAAATAGCAGAACTTAATTTTATCACCTTCAAATACAGGATTGTACTTCGAAAGTAAATTCTTCTCTACTAATAAGTGATTAAAAACTAAAGCTCCACGTACGTGAATCGGTGTACCTTTACCATAAATTGTATCAGTACTTTTATATTTATTTAATCCTCGAACTCCCCGAGGGAAGGCAACGTCTTCAAATTGTAAATTCTTAAATTCATTACGAAAATCTTCAACGAAATCTATCAGAGACTTCTCATCCTTTTCCATAATTAGTTTAATAGCTTCTTTCATCTTTGATCGACAAATTGCAGGTACAGATGAACGTTGAGTCTCAAGACCTTGTATCTTTAATTGTGGTTCTGAAAACCTAACACTCTCCATTGAATGAACATGAAGAGCATATCGTTTCTTTGCTGTCCACATACCTTTGTCAGCAATTGCCTCACGCTTCATTACCATTTTTTGTTCGTAGGCATTGACCATCTTAGCAAGGTTTGTAAAAGTTTTATCAATAAACGGTTCAAATCCCTCTCTAGCCGCCACATCAAGCCAGGACACAATATCCCCCTGTGTAACTTCTCTATCTTTAAATACTTTATTAACCAACCGGTCAAGAGTAATGTACATCGAGTCGGTATCGCAAGCAATAACGTAGTCAATGTTGTCCGTCTCAAGCATTTTGTTAAGATATTCATTTATATGCTTCTCCATCCATTTTATTGAAAGCTGACCAGATAGAGTAATCGATTCAGCATACTTAATATCAAACCATCTAAAATATTCGTTTCCGAGTGCACCATAAACAGAATTAAGTTGAATCTTTCTAGCCATCTGCATATTATCTAGTTTAGCAATTTCAGATGATCTATCTTCTTTTGAATCTTCAGCTTCTTGTTTTATCTTCAACATTTTATCTTTAATGATAGATCTGTCATTATACAACTTGTACATCATTTCAGGCAAGAAACCTTTAAAGTCTCTCGTGTACATTGCACCAGATCCACATATAGTAACATTATGATCTTTCATATATTTCTTAACTTCGGGAGTATCATATGCTCCTTTAATGATACTATTTACAGACACATACTTGACTAAATGACCAGGCACTTGACCTTGATATGTGTCCGGACCAATATTATATTGCATGATCAAGTGTGGGTACAGACTATTCAAGTCGAAAGATACAACCCACTTATGCATTCCAACTTGAGGATCTTTTACGTAAGCACCTTCAACAAGACGTTCTTTAGGTTTCTTTACAAAAGGATCAATTGCGATCTTCTTACTATAGAGATGGTTATGAATAATCATATCCCACATTCTAACAGATGTAAGAGTGTCAGAGAAGTTAACTTTACCATCATAGGCTAGTGCATACACAAGATCAAGTAAGCCAAGATGTTTGTCTAGTTCATCAACAAGCTCAACGTCTCTAATATTATACTCAATAAACTTTTGATAGTCATTTTTATACAATGACATTAGACCATCATGTTCACTGTAGTCTAGTTTCTTCTCACCGAGATGTACAAATGATATATTGTCCAGTGAGTAGCTCTCTTGTTGGACATATGTAAACTTTCTATACAATGCAAGATAGTCAAGAACATTAATACCAATAATCTCAGGCCGTTCAATTGGTTTGTTATTTTGATCTCTACCAACTTTCTTAATACCAATACAATCAAACGGACTTAGTTTTGTACAATATTCAAAACCAAGAGTATTCTTTATTCTATACAAAAGATATGGAATATCAAAATATTCTACGTTCCAACCAGTAATGATGTCTGGATCATAGTTTCTAAAAATCTGAATAAACTTTTGAAGCAGATCATTTTCATCTTCACACAAGACATACTTTATGTCTTCACGATCAGTAGTAAACTGATCACAACCAAACACAATAATTAAATCATTGACCTTCATTGTTATTGCTGTAACTGGTTTAGATGCATCCTCAATTACAGGAAAGCCTTCATCAGCAGCTACCTCGATATCGATATTAGCAATAACAAGTTTTGTCACGTCATAATTAACTTCACCAGGATAATGGTCATTCAGAAAAACATAGTTCCAGTTCTCTGATCCATACCATGTTCTGAATCTCATAATATCTTTGTCGCTTCTTCGTTGACTTTTATAATCTCTTATTGATTTAAAATCAACACGCCACAAAGGCTTTCCGTCGTATGATGAAAACGATCTTTCAGCTTCAATAAATCCATTTACATGAAGCAGATCCTTTTCCTCAAGAAACATATACGGTTTAATTTTCTCCTTTACGTGATGTTTTTTACCATCTTCGTAATACGTATAATAAATTAAATCGGTTCGTGCCTTATGCGAATAGATTTCAGCAGCCCTCGGATCACTGTCTCGAGACATTCCGTGGAACGTAAATGCACCAGTATAAAATTTAGTCATTTGCTTTTTATAGCACCATCGTTAAAGGCTTTGAGATAATTATCAACAGATATGTTCGTTGACATTGCAGTAACATCATTGAAAGTATCATTATAGTTTAAGAATGATAACATATAATACTTTGCATATCCGTAATCAGTCAACGGTCTACCTGCATGCAGGTAACACCAATACGGGGGAAAAACGAGTACCGAGCCTTTCTTAGGTTTGATAGAATCGCCAAACGTAGGAAATACAGTTTCACCACCACCAAAATCATCATTTAAATAAATTAAAATTGCTAAAAATCTTTTACCTTTTGCCCAAGAGCTTACATCAACATGTTCAGTGAACTGTTGTGCTGTTGATGAACCATCTTCTCTTAACACACGTTTCATTCTCAGTGCTTCAACAGAATATGATTTAGGAAACTGAGCGGCGTGTAAATTATAATCTTCTTTGTATCTATCGTGCAGCAATGGTATTTTTTCAAACAAAATTTGTTTGTTAGTTTCATTGAACACCTCGTGCTGCATTGGGTCTAGCCGTTGGCAGTTGCATGCACCACAGTATGTGGTACCATCAGGTCTTGTTGCAGCTTTACAGATTTTATATTTTTCAATTTTTTCAGCTTCATCAACTAAAAGTCTTTCAAACTCATTGACGTAGAAATCACAGAGATCTGCATCAAGAAAGTTATCATAAACTCTGCAGTAGTAATTTAAGTCTAAGTTGCTCATTAGCCTATTCTATTTGATTTCTCTCATCCGGTCAACAAGTCTTTCTGCTCTAGCACCAACTTGATTATACCAACGACTGTCTACCATCTCATCAGCAGCACGATTCCAGTCACGTGCATCAACACCAGCTTTCATACCACGAAAATTTGATAACCTAGGATATCCGAGATTAAACATCATGTTTGCAATTATTTGTTGAGCTTCTTCTGGCAGACTGTCAAAGTCTGAGTAAAGTTTGTTGCAGTCTGACAGGACTGTTTGGATATCCGACTCGAAGGCTTCAATGCATCTGTCAGCATCAACGGCGGTCCCCACTGCAAGTCCGTTCTCTGGGTCAGATTCCGTAACAAGATGACCAATACCAAAAGTAGGATAACCAAGATGGTCGAGATAAATTTCATGAACTACACCCTCGTCAATTTCTAACTGCTCTCGTAGTTTATCTAAATCCATTAAATTCTCCTTTAAAGAAGGGGGCCAATGGCCCCCTTCAAATCTATTCTGTTAAAAGAACTGGTTGTTGAATTAATTCAGAACCAATTTCAAGTTTTCTAGGTTTTTTTTCGTCAGGAACAATTCTCTCCATTTGTAAAGATAGAATTCCATTTACGAAGTTGACCGAATGGACTTCAACAAATTCCGCCAAGGTGAAAGTTTTATGGAATCTACGCCCACCAATTCCTTTGTGGATGTAATTTCTTTTTCCATCTTCATCAATTTTTTCTCCTTTGACATGAAGTACGCTTTCTTTGACTTCAACCTCTAACTCCTCTTTTTTAAATCCAGCTAATGCTAACTCTACAATAAAACTATCATCTCCCGTACGAATAATGTTGTATGGTGGGTATGACTCGGTTGCATTGGAAGAACTATTAAGTCTCTCCAATGTATTAAAAATTCTATCAAACCCGATTGATGTACGGAAAAATGGGTCGTTGGGTAGTAGTTGTGTAACCATTAGATTACTCCTTTCTAAAGCAAGTGTAGCATGAGACCCACAATGGCATCTCATGCTACTATATATAATACTTTAGCAGTAAAAAGTCAACTGCTTTTTAAAACATTAACTTTAATTTTTTACGTTCGTTAGCTGGTAAAGGTATAAGTCCCTTTTCAGCTGCTTGGCCTTCATCACCAATGATTTGATCGCTGACAAATAACTTAACGAACTGTTTAATTCCTGGAATAACACCAATATGTTCTTTCTTTACATAAAAGAACAGTGAGCGGCTAATCTTATACTTGCCTCCTGCAATATTTTCAAAGGTTGGTTGTTTGCCCTCAATGGTTGCTCCTTGAATTTTATCAGGATTAGAATCTAGAAAGCTGAAACCAAATATACCAAATGCGTTTGGATTGCTTCCTAGCTTTTGTATGATTAAGTTATCGTTTTCTCCTGCCTCAACGAAATGACCATCTTCTCGAATTGCGTGAGCAATAGCTTTAAACTTCTTCTTGTTTGACTTACGTAGATCCTTTAGTTCTTTAAATGTCTTTGCTCCACCTTCCATTGCAATCTCGATGAAAGCATCACGTGTGCCGGAAGTTGGTGGTGGACCTAGAACTTCAATACGTTGATCGGGTAGATCTGAACGTACATCCTTCCAGGTCTTGTTTGGATTTGGAATTAAACCACCTTTACCGTCTGGAATATTCTTGGCAAGTGCTAGGAATAAATCCTTTAGTGTAAGTGAAATACTTGCACTTTTCTTTGAGTTTGCAACTACAATTCCATCAAAACCAATCTTAAATTCAATTGGTGTGATACCATTGGCTTTACATTTTTCTACTTCGCCTTTCTTAATTTGACGACTGGCGTTTGTTAAGTCTGGGTATTGTTTTCCTTTACCAGAACAGAACAGCTTCATGCCACCGCCTGTACCTGTTGATTCAACAATTGGTGTCTTAAAATTTGTTGATTTTCCAAATACTTCTGATGCTAAACTAGAAAATGGAAAAACAGTTGATGATCCTACGATGCGAATTTGATCTCTAGCAAATGCTGATTGTGTTGTTGCAGCCAAAACAAAGACTGTGGTTAGTAA